CGCTAAAGTTAATGCACCTTTTAACGCTGTTGGCGTTTGATATGAAACACTTGCAGTTGTATCTGAGTTTAAAACTGCATAATAAAAACGGTCCAATCCTATAAGTGGTTTTTTGCTCATGTTTTACCTCCTTCTTAATTTATTACATAAAAAAAGCACCTTGCGATGCTAACTACTTTTAAAAATTGGGGTCACTATAATCTAACTTATATCGCATAGACTTATGATAGATTCGCGTATCTGTTTCAAACAAATCAATACTTTGTATTCGTGTAAAATCTAAACTTGTCATTGCAGAATCTACACCTAATGCATAATTTGTTAAACTCGTATTTCCCCATAAATCAATCTGAATTGTTATTTCGCTTCCTATTTCTTGATTGTCTGCAAACAAATTACCTATGTTACTTAGTTCAAAGTAACTTCCCACAGGCAAATTCAAAAAATCGGGAGGAAATTGAAAATAAAACTTTTGTCCATAAAGTGTTGATAATGCCGTATTTGTTTGTAATGCTGTTAATACAGCGGATTTGATTGATTGCATTATAAACCAACACCTTTCTTAAATGCTTTTGCAAGTTTTTTAAGTATTTTTTGTTTATTTTCTGCATATGCTGGATATAAAAATGGTTGTGCTGGTTGTTTAGAACTTCCGAATTCTTGAATTATTGCATACGAAACATTAGTGCCGACCTCTGCATATGGCGTTCCAGATTCTTCAACCAACCTTGATGAAATACTTGCTCTCAATCTTCCAGTATCAACTGGAGCATTTTTTTTGGCATCACGTTCAACCATTAAAGCACTTTCAAGTAATGCTTGTTCAATGTCATTTTCAACATCTTTGCTTATTTCATTAAACTTTTTAGCAAGTTCTTTTCCACCTTCAATTCCTGCTTTTGTTCCTCTTTTTTTTGCCATATTAACTCACCGCCGGCCTAACAATTACTTCATAATGATTTGGATACTTTTCAACTCTGTAGATGTCATATATTTCAGAACCATAGACAATTCTTCCACCTTCCTGTGCTGTGGTAGAAGTTTTAAAGAAAAACAAATTAGTTATTCCTGCGTCTGAAATGCCATATTCCTTAAATGCAATTTCTCCAGATAATGGTAGTTTATTGCTTAATTCTGTGGTTTGTGATGCTGTCCATACAACTACAGCCATTCCCTCGGCGTCATATGTGACAGTTTTATTCTGTACTGTTACAGATATGTCAAGTAGCATTAAAACACCACCTTTTTATAGACATCCAAAACGCTAGAATATTGCTGAATTAATGGGTTAGAATCCCATTCATATGTTAATTTCCCTTGCGTGAGTTTTTTAAGCCCTACAGTGCCTTCTTGTTGCTCTCCATATAAATCTGACACCATGTTTATTACAGCATCTTCTAAATCATAAGGAAACGTCCTAGCTGTTTCTAAAGTATACCCTGCACTATAAACAACTTCAATATTGTCTACCGGCGCAGTAAGTTCACCAACTAACCCTGTCAAGTACCCATACCATGTCCAACCATTGTTTTTAAATACAATACCTTGGTCAAGATAAGTTCGGTCTGCAGTTACATAATCAGTTCCAGCCGTTAATGCTGCACTATCAACTTTTACAGATGTAATCGCATTGATAGGATATTGATTAAGCACAAGTTTTTGACTGCCGCTGCCCTTGTAATATTCTGTATAAGTATCTGCAATAAACTTTCGATTGCAATACTTTGACACCATACTTGACACGCTATTTATATTGCGTTCTATTTGATTATCTTTTGTATAATCCCATGCAAAATAGTTATAAGCAGATGCAGTAATTGAACCCGTCATAGCTGCAGTAAAAGTTATTGTTCCATTAACATAATCCAAAGTAAATTGCGATGTAGTTAATGTTGCAGTAACCCCGGCAGTAGTTGTTTGTTTTACAACTCCAAGTGAATTTAATGCAATATCGTTATTTGCAAACGAAAATGTTATCTGTGCAGTATCGGCGGTCAATGTTTCTGTAGATGTAACAGAAGTTAAAGTATATAATTTTAAATATCTGCGTACTTCTGCCATTGTTGTTAATGCTTGCGAAATTAAGGGCATTTCATCACCCCTTTAAAAGATTAGGGGCGATTTCTCACCCCTTTGTTATTACTTCCTTACCTGATTTTTTATCAGGTTTAATCATTTTATTGTCTTTTTGCAATTAAACCACCTTCTTATGATGCAGGTTCGTTAACAGCATCACCTAGTACACATGTAACTGATACTATTGCTGTTGCAGTACATGCGCCTGTAGGTGTTAAATATATTCTTAAATAACGCTTGCACTCTGATAAATCAACAAATAGGTCATCTATAACCTGACCATCAACAATCAATTGTGCTGCTGTAGTTGCTGCTGTTCCTCCTGCCGACTGAGCAGGATATGTCTGCATAGTCCATGTTCCTGTGTTTACTGCTGTCCATGTTGATTTATCATCACTTTGGTAAAGCGTAAATACGGTTGAATCAGTTGTCAATCCTGCGGTTTCAGTTGCATGCATCTGCACAAAGTACGCAGACAAAAAGCCTTTTCTGTCAATTACACCGGAACCTGCGCCAGCACTTACATGTGCTGTTGTTGCACCTGCTGAAATACTTGTTACTAAACAATATCTTTTTGTTAATACTTGATCGATTAATTTACTTCTCATTATCATTTTTGTTACCTCCTTTTAATTAAGCGCTAGGATAATTGTGAACCAAGAATGAAGTATCATGTCTTAATGCCATATCGTGCTTAGTTGTAATCTTAAGGATTGTTAAATCCTGTGAAAATGCAGACTGCAAACTTGAACCATCATAGTAAGACGCTTCATTAGATGATGCAAATTCAAACGACATTTCATCTCCAAATAAGAACTCAGAGAAATCACCCAAGAATATATCAAAATAAGTAGTTCCTGCAGTACTATTAGCTGTTGTAATCTGGTTTGAAATTTTAAATGGAAATCCATTCAACATTCCTCTATCCATTTCAGCCCTGTAAATGTATTGGTTAGTAGTAGTCTTAAGATTATAAAAAGCACTCCAAATCTTACTGTTGAATATCCATCCAACGGAAGTCATAGGTGTATTATCTGCCATTAATAATCCAATCATTGTTCCTGGAACATCTGCACTAAGCGTACGTGTACCAGTTGCTATGCTTATATTTGCAGTTGATATGCCGTTTTTAATACCTATAGGCGTATATGCGGTTCCATCGCCATACAATGCAGTATGGTCTATTTTAAGTTTCATTTGTTGAATCATGTCATCTCTAACCATTCTATCAGCCGCAGGAGATGAACTTCTTATCAAATCGTTTGAAATTGGAACTAAGGTTACGAGTTTTTTGCTAGATAGTTTAAGATTTCCTAATGTCTGCTGTGAAGCGGTTGCATTTTGTGCTTCGCCTTGATAGTACGAAGTCGCACCACCTGTAAGTTTTGGAATGTTAATATTGCCACCAGCCATAGGTATTCTTCTTGCTCCAAGTTCCATTACTGCTGTTTTAGATAAAAGTAGTGGGATTAAATCTTGGCTATACTGTTCTTGCAGCAAGAACCCACCGTCAGATGGCGTAGTTGCTGTTAATGTTTTCAAAATAGTTTTAACTTCGTTGTCGTCTGGATACATTCCAGCCTTGCCGTTATGAGCGCCTTTTTCAGCAATAAACAACGCTTTTTCTGCGTCGTACCTTGCAAGGGCCATACATTTTACAAGCCTTGCTGTTGTAATTCCTGGCTCTTTCTTGTCCTGAGTTTCTTTGTTTTTTGTTTCAAAGATTTCAGAATACTTGTGCTGTGTTTCCTCGTATTGTTTTTGCTTGTCCTGTATAGGCGCAAGTTGTTCTTTAACAGTATCGCTAATTACTGTTTTTAATTCGTTTAAATCCATGGTTAATTACCTCCTTCAATTTGTTCTTTAATTATTTGACTAACTAATTCTTTGAGTTCCTCTGGTTTGATTTCTAGTTCGTTGTGTGCAGCATCTTTTTCAGCCTTTGGTAACTCTATAGCATCAAGGTTTATGTCCTTGTTTGCATCTTCTGAAACTGATTTTTGGGATAATAAAAGCACCTGAGATTTTATTTCCTCAAGTGCTGTTTTTATTTCGGTTATTTCAATTAATTCTTTTTTAGGTTTGCACCCATCTTGTTCGGGCAATCCAGGTGGTTCAGGCGTTCCTCCTGACATCATTTGATTCATAATGTCCATTGCTTCCTGCATACAATTCATCGCTTCCTGCATCATTTCCATATTTTTTGCGGATATAGAAGCACCTACCTTTTCTTCATGTTCAAACATTGATTTTAATTCAATATCAGAATATGACTTA